TAAGGAGGGCTTATGTCGAACAAAACCAAGGACGGCCAGGATAAGGCCGCCGATACGAAGAAAGGGCCGGTGCTCCTTGCGGTCGAGGAGCACGCCAAGCGGCAGAGGCTGACCGCTCCGATCTTCGCCGCTGTCATGCAATCCAATGGATGGGCGAGCGGTAAAAAGGTCACGAAAACAGAGTTTGAAGAGGCTATAAACGCCTTTCTAGACTCGCCTATGGGAGGTAAACGATAATGCTGCCAGGTGTAAGAAATATCATAAAAGACGGCGCCATGGGAGTCCTGGGTAAAGATGCAACGGGCGTCTTTGCCGCTGTCGGTGTCGCCGCTAAATACGGCCAGGGTATTCTGGCGATCACCGATCCTGACAAGGTTGACGAATTGCTTGGAGATGGTCCTTTGCGGGACCTGATCGTGAGCGCGCTGTCCATCGCCAAGACTACGGTCTACGCTGTGGCACTGCAAGGCACCACGCCCGGGACACTTTCGGCGGTTACGCCCGGATCCGGCAATACCGGCACCGGCTCTATCAGTGTGTCGGGGTCGCCCCGGAACGAATATGATGTGCAGGTGGACATCTTAAGCAGCGGAGGCCTCAACAATGCGACGTTCCGCGTTACCGTAGACGGGCTCCCTGGGAAGCAGATCACCGTTCCGGATACCCCTGGAACCTACCTCATTACCGGTACGGGCATTACTATCTCCTTTCTGCCTGGTTCGACCGGTTTTGCCGAAGGTGACACCTTCTCATTCCATGCGACCGCCCCAGCGGCTACCAATGCCGAAGTGCTCGCCGCCATCGATACCATACTCGCGGCAAAACTCGACATCGAGTGGATCGCCGTGGCCGGCATCTCCAATGCTGCCCTCTGGTCCGCGCTGGCGACCAAGGCCGAGGGCGCGGCCGAAAGCTACCAATATCTCTTCTTTGTCGCCCAGGCGCGGTATAAGACGAGTGCTGAAAGCGTCGACGAATGGGTGACGGCTCTTGCAGGACCTGAGCGTGGAACTGTAGCGTCTACGCGACTTCAGGTATGTGCAGGCTGGATTGAGGAGTCTGATCCGAATGGACAGGTTGATATACGCGGACTTATCGGTGCCTACTGCGGCAAGCTCGCCGCGCGGAACGTGCACCAGGGACCGGACGCCGTCCGGTATGGACCTATTCCTGCCGCCACTGCACTCGCCCCCCGAGGGATCAATGACGGCCATATCGAGACCCTCAAAAATGCCGGGTACGTAACAGCCCGCACCATTATTGGACTCAACGGGATATATGTGACCTCGGGGCAGATGATGAGCGAAGAGGGCAGCGACTTCGACCTGGTCGAGCGCCGCCGGGTCATGGACAAGGCTTGCAGGCAGGTCCGCACCGCCCAGCTCGTCTGGGTGAACGACGCGGTAAAGGTCGGAGCCGACGGCTCCCCTGAGGGTATCCAGATGCTTGTTGCTCAAAGCGAGAGCCCGCTCAAGACCATGATCACGAACGGCGAGATTTCCGACGGATATGTCGTAGTGCCGGATGGGCAAAATATCCTATCAACGAAGAAATTGATCACAAAGGTACGAATTGTTCCCCTTGGTAAGATTGCGTATATAGAGAATGAAATCGCGTTCTCTAATCCCGCTCTCGGAGGTAAAGCATGATTAACGGAACCGTCTATGACTTTGAATCGATAAAGTGCCTCTTGCCAACTGGCATGGTACTGATGCTTGAAAGCATCTCCTACAAGGACAAGAAGGACGATGAGGTCATCACCGGGGTGAACAATATCCCCATCGGCATTGGAAGGGGTGAATATTCAGGCGAATGTGAATTGGAAATCTCTCGCGCGGAATATGAGAAGCTTGACATGTTTGCGTCAGCGAGTGGCGGCTTTTACAACATGCCGCCCATTCCCGTCGTGGTGAGCTATGGGCATGCTTTGCAGGTCCCAATCACCGACACGCTCATGGTCCACTTCACCGAGCGCGACTTCAGCGCCTCTAAGGGAGACAAGAACCTGAATATACCGCTCAAGGGAAAACTGACCGCACCCATCGTCTGCAACGGCCGGCCGTCATATACGCCGTACCTGTAATGTAAAAGGAGAAACAAAATGAAGATAGAGAAAGAACGGCTTGAGGCTTTGAAGAAAGATTATCCCACTGGTGTGTATGAAGGGTCAATCTCTTTTAGCGATGAGGCCGATAGCGTCCATGAGGTGGAATTCCTGTATCGGAAGCCGACAATTGCGGATATAGAAGCTCATTCAAAGTCCGCCCAGCGGAATCCGATCGTAGCGAACCTGAACATTATAGCATCGCTGATCGTATATCCGGAAGCAGGGCCCATCATCGATCAGATAAGAGACTATCCGGCCGCGTATGGGCGCTTTGTGGATGAAGCAATCAGCCCTTTCTTCGGAGCCAACGTTACGGTCAAGAGCCGGAAGCTGTAAACAGTGTCACCCGGATTCGCCTATTCATCAGGCGGTTCCTGGGTGAGGATGTATCTGGACTTGATCTTGATGACCTTATGGAAAAATACGAGGAGGCCCGGGTTATGCGTGAGTATGATGTGGGTGTTATCCAGGAAGCCATAAGCAAAGCCTTTGGGAGCGGCAAGCGGTGAATTTTATTAGCTCGATCACGTTGATGTTCAAAGATGCGTTCTCCTCTGGATTTCAGCAGGCGCAAAGCAGCCTAGCTGGAATGAAGAGCGCGCTCGGAGAAATCAACAAGAACCAGGAGATGAACCGTCTTGCTGCCGATCTTTCGATGATGACATCCATGACCGAGCCGATGCGTCAGGCACTCTCCGGAGCTTTGGATGAGCCGTCCAGGATCGCGGCTACTTTGGATTCATCCCTCAAAAATATACAGGCTGTCACCGGAAACACCGCCCAGGAAATGGCGGGGCTCCGCAAGGAATTGCTGTCAGTTGGCGGTGCCGCCGTTGCAGGTCCTGGTGCGATAGCGGCCGCGTATTATGATGTAGCATCCGGTGTGACCGATGTTAGCGCTCGTATGGCCACGCTGAAAGCCTCGGTAGCGTTGGCAGAAGCCGGGCAGGCAAATCTGGGTACCGCGACGAATGGGCTTATTAAGGTAATGAACGCCTATACCTATTCGGCTGATAAAGCTGACTTTGTGGCCGATGTCTTCACGCAGACCGTTGGTAAGGGCGTTGGCACGATGGATGAGTTTGTTGCCGCCATGAGCCCCATAGCGGGTCTCACGGCTTCGGTGGGCATCAAATTCGAGGAGTTTGGAGCATCAATGGCGTACATCACGAGCAAAGGCCAGACGGCGAGCGCTGCTGGTACGCAGCTGCGGGCAGTGATAACATCGCTCCTTAATCCAAATGAATCCTTGGCCAAAACGCTCAAGACGATGGGAGTCCAGTCGGGATCTGCCATGTTACAGCAATACGGCCTTGTCGAATCGCTCAATCTGATAAAAGGAGCCCTGGGGGGGAGCCAGGACGCCATGGCTAAAGCTCTTGGTTCTACCGAAGCTCTGCAGGGAGCCATAGCATTGACGCAAGATGGATTTAAAAGTTTTGCAGAGACCTTTGGGAATGGTCTTGAAGGGGTGACCGCGCAGGCGCGAGCCGTCCAGCTTGAATCCATCGAGGCAAAAATGAAACGCCTTGAGGCCGCTTCCAGCGCTCTGCAAGCGCAAATCGGCGGGGACGTGAACGAGATCAAGGGCTTCTTCATGGACGTGAAGATAGGCTTCCTTGAGAACTTCGCGGCACCGCTCATGAATAGTCCGGTCGGCCCGGCAATATCCAAGATCTCCGCCTATGTCGGCATGGGCGCCAAGGCGGTCCTCGACATGGGCTCCGGAGCCCTTAATACCGCCGCTCAGCTGTCCGTCTTGACGGCCAACATCCAGAACGCCGGGGGTATCGCGAATCTATTCAAGGGTACGCTCGGCCTACTCGGTGCACCGTTCAAGTCGGTGATCTCCCTCGCGGGCGGATTCATCGCCAAGCTCTTCGGAATCGGGGCTTCCTCGGCAACGGCCGCAGGTGGCACTGGTGCCTTCGGCGCAGCCAGCGCCGGGGCTTCCGGCGGTATCGGGATCGCGACCGGAGCAACCACCGCCTTCGGCGCGAGCATGTGGGCGGCCGTACTACCCGTCCTTGCCGTCGTCGCGGCAATCGCCCTGGTGGCAGGCGGCGTCTACCTCCTCGTGAAAAACTGGGACGCCGTCTCCGGATTCTTTGGGCGCATGTGGGAGGGCATCAAGGGAATATTCTCGTCCGCGTGGGATTGGCTTGTGAACCTCTTCAGGAGCGGGGTCGAATGGATCAAGGGTGTCATCTTCGGCGCGTCCGACTGGATCCTTGCAGCGGTCGCTCTGTTCATGCCGTTCATCGGTATCCCGGCGCTCGTGATAAAGCATTGGGACGGCATCAAGACCTTCTTCGTGGAACTATGGGGCAACGTGAAGACATCCTTCACAAACTTCCTCTCCTGGATCGGCGGCGCCGTCGAGGCCTTCATAGCCCCGTTCAAGAAGATCGCGGGCGGCATATCCGACTTCTTCGGGAAGCTCTTTGGAGAGGCAAAGGAATCGGGGGCGAAGCTCATCGATACCTTCGCGCAGGGAATCCAGGGCAACGCCGGAGCCCCGTCAGCCGCCTTCAGCTCTTCCCTGCAGGGAATCGGCTCCCAGATGCCGCACTCCGATGCTGACGAGGGGCCGCTTTCGCGCCTCTCCGAGTCCGGCCGCGCCCTGACCGATACCTTCGCCGCTGGAATGGAGCCCTCGACACTAGAACAGCGGGCGACTGTCGCCTTCCAGGCCGCCATGCCAAAAGGAGAACTTCCTTTTGTTGCCGCGAACGTGGAGACGGCCGGTGCGGCCGCAGGTCCGCAGACAATTCATATCGATAATCTCTATCTGCAGGCCGATGACTGCCGGACCCTGCTTGACTTTGTCCGCCAGATCCAGCACGCGGTCTATAGGCCCGAGGAGGCAATGGTATGAGGCTCAGCTACGATTTGGAGTCAGGCTCCTTCATGGTATCATCTGCAGGAACTATCGGAGATCTGTTACCTGGCATCATGGAATCCATAGAAATTTGCGGCGCTCTCAAAATGCAAGGCGTCTCTATATATGGCCAGAGCGGTAAGCAGAAAGAAGTTGAAGGATGGAACGATGCTGATGTATCGATCAAACTCACGCTTATCGATGATCCCAGCACAAAGATGACACGCTACCACTACCTGAGTTTAATCGTCGGACTTTTCAAGAAGATGGACAAGGATAAGAAGCCGGTGATTTACACCGTCTCCCATCCTTTCATCAACGCATGGGGCATCAAGCAGCTGGTTTTCTCCGAGCTCAAAACATCCGAGTCTCGCGGGCGGAACAAAATTTCGGTATCTCTTGATTTCGTTGAGTACAAAATAGTTGCTGCCCTGGCCCAGGAACGAGCGTCCGCCGATTCGAGCGCAACTACCAGAACCAAAGAAGAGACACAACAGGTGCCTTCCGGCTCTGCCGTTAACATGCGACGGCTTGCCGCCATGGAGAGAAAATTTGGCTACATCTGACCGCCTCCGGCATCCCATCCTCGAAGTCTCCATTTGCGGGTCAGTTGTGACCAGACGCCCGGTGTCGTTTGAGCTGATCACCGACCAGGGCTTTCCGTCTGTTATGGCGCGGCTTTCGTATCCGGTATCTGCGGCCGCGGGGTCGAAGGGAGACAAGATTGCCGTGTCGCTCTCTTCGGGCGGAGCGAAATCCATCCTGTTTACCGGCGAAGTATTTGATGCCAAGGAGCGCGGAGCGCTACGCGAGCTGGCGCTGACGGATGGATACAAAAAGCTCTGGGACACGGCGGTCACACCCGCCTACCGCAAGGAGATGGCTGCGATGATACTGCAGGACACCTTGGACGCGGCTGGGGTCGGGTCCAGGGCGATCACCTGCCCGTCCGTCGAGCTTGCCCGCTTCTCGTCGGCCAGCCTTCCGGCAAGCTCGTGCCTCTCCCTGCTCGTCAAGGCGCTGGAGGAGCACGGGCATTCCGGACTCCGGTTCTTCTTCGACGCGAAAAACGTCTTCCGGTTCGGCACGCTCGACGACACGGGAATCAACGAGGGCGCGGCGGTCGCGCTGGAGTCCGGGAAGAACATCGTTCGGAAAGGTCCGGGATGGGTGGAAGTGTTGCCGATGGCGATACGACACTCTCAGGTTGTTACGGTGGACGGCGTTCGGGTCATGCCAGTCCGCACCGCCCTGATGGTGTCGCACCAATGGTCACGACTTACGCTGTGGATCAAGGAGGTCATATAGATGGACTCGGGCGCCGAGCTAATGAAAAACCTCCTTGACGCGCTACTGCCAAACCGGGCGGCCCCAACGCTCGCCCGCGTCATTAAGGCTCATGAGGGGCCGGGAAAGACCGCCTACTCCGTGGATGTGCGGGTCGTCACGGCTGGTACGCTCGAAGAGACCGATCAGGTCATCGCCGAGGTGCCGATCTCGCCGATTTGGGTCGGTAAGAGCGGAAAGGGCCTCTATGCCATTCCGCCTGAGGACACTCTCGTGATCATAGAATATATCGGATGGAACCCCGCCTATCCATACGTATCAGGAGTGTGGTCCGACGAGTACCAGGCCGGAGAGTTTTCCAGTGGGCAGCTGGTCATCACCGACGGCGATGGGCTGAAGCTCGGCGTCGATGTTGACTCACTGTTCATGTTTGAGACCAAGAGCCAGAGTTTGAGGGCGATTTTGGAAAAGTTGATTGACGAGATCGCTGCGATACAGACGCAAGGGGCACCGCCACAGCACATTGTGTCGCCTATATCGGTGCAGAAGCTTCAAGCGATTAAGTTAGAGATTGCTAAGCTCTTGAAGTGAGGTTTTATGTTAAACGCGACAGTATTAAAAGACGATTTAAAACCCGCCTTGGTCCAGTTCTGGCAATCTGGTTTTGACGGGGATAGGGGTATGAGCGTCGAGTCCTATGCAGACCAATTCGCCCAGATCCTCGCGGAAAAGATAATTGCCCACATCACGGCGAACGCCGTGGTGCAGACGACTATTACCGGCACGGCCGGACCGTACCCTGTAGCAGGGACGGGACAAGGGAGTATTACCTGATGGACTACGGAACCGACATGCTCCTGACGGACGACGATATCGTCTTCACGGCAGACGGCGATGTGGAAATTGTTTCCGGCCCGGCTTGCATAGCCCAGGATATTGATCAAGAACTGAAGATCACGCCAGGCTCTCTGCCGTGGGACGAGGAGGCCGGAAGCACGATCCTGCTCATGCTGAACGACGCGGAGAGCGACCCCGCGACCGTTATGGCGGAGCTGGAGCGGGTAGCGATAGCCGATCCGAGGGTGGACCCGGTGACCGTGAAGGCGAGCGAGCTTTCAGGCGCCGCGAAGTACCGCCTGGAGTTCACGCCGGTGGCGGCGGTCGAGCCGGAGACACTCGACTTCGATCTGGCGAGATCTGGCGAAGGGAGACTAGCCTATGTCCGATAGCTGGATAGAAAAGACCGAAGATGAGATTAGGAACGAAATTATTGCCTGGGCTAAAGAAGAGACTGGTCTTACAAACTTTAAGAGCGTCGGCGTTCTTCGCGGATTCCTTGAGGTGCTCGTCCTGACAGCCGTAAAGGCCTATACGGGATACATCAATCCCATCTACAAGCAGGCGAACCTCGACAACGCCACAGGGCTCTGGCTATCGCTGTGGGGCCTGCTCGTCGGGGTGACCAGGAAGAAGGCCGTCAAGGCGGCGGGTTCGTTCGCCGGGGTAGCCTACGACGACGGGAAGCTGCAGAAGGGAACCTGGATCGTCACCGACGGAACCGCGCTCCGCTTCAAGGTGACCGCCGACGTGTCGTTCTACGCTGGGGCGCTCTCCATTCCGGTCGAGGCGGAGCTTGCCGGGAGCGCATACAACCTAGTGCCGGGAACGTCGATCAGGGCCACTCGCGTGGTTCAAGGACTAGACTCGGTGAGCGTCCCCGCCTCGTGGATCTCGACACTCGGAACCGACGACGAGCTTGACGACGCCTACCGCGCCCGGATCAAAGACAAGTGGAAGAGCATCGGCGAGGGCAACCCGCCGTCGAAATACGAGTACGTTGCGGCGAGCGTCGACGGGGTGGTGAGCGCCAAGGTCATCAGGACCCCGCGCGGCTACGGGTCCACCGACGTCCTCATCACGTCCGTGGAGGGCTTGCCTTCGGCGGAGCTTCTTCAAGCCGTCCGCTCGGCGCTCGATTCCTATGGTCTAGTGTGCCGCGACCTGCTCGTGCGCGCCCCCGGTGCCGTCACGTGCGACGTGCATATCGAGTATAAAGGTAGCGCTACCGCCGAAGCTGTAGGCTTGGCCGCAAGACAGTACATCCTTTCCCTCGGCATCGCGGGGAAGCTGGAGGTTCGAAATTTGTATACCGAACCTTGGTCTACCTTCTCCTTTGATTCACTGGAAATCCTCGCGCCAACCCGCGACGTGGTCGCTGGAGCAAACGAGCTGATCGTTCCCGGATCGGTAACCGTCACAAAGGTAGGCTGATATGTGGGACGTGATCGAGCAGCTCAAGCCGCCAGGATACCAGAAGAAGAATCGAAGGGCGATCTTTCGACTCATCGCGAGGGTAACCGAGAGGATAGCGAGCGATGGTCAAAAGGCACTCGAAGCCTTTTTCCCACTCTTGGCTGACATGGATACTGTGGCCCTGCATGGGCAAGCACTTGAAATCCCGCGCTTCCCCTTCGATACAGACGAAGCGTACCAGGAGCGGGTGGCGTCCGCCGCCTTCTACATCGAGAGGCAGGGAATGCGCAGCTTCGTCGGAGAGTTTCTGGAGCAGCTCGTTCCCGGCCGGTATAAGCTCCTCGAATATCCGAAGATCGGCTTTCGGGTCGGCTATTCACCGCTCGGCTCGTCACCCTTGGGCGGTGGCTCTCGCCTGTATGTAAAGGTACGCAATCTCACGGAGCAGGAGTCGTCCTGGATCTATTCGTTCCTGGACGCCTCGCTCGACCCTGATGTGGAGATTCACGTCGTCCAGTGGGTGCATAACCCCGTCTCGCCCGCAGGCATTGACCTGGTGCGCAAGCTCGGTAGCGCCAGATGGATCGCCAAGCAGCTGGAAGACATCTGCACGGCGAGCGTGGAGCTGATCCCGGACGATTGCATGCGTCTGGGCTATACCCGCCTGGGCTCAGCCCGCTTGATTCCTCGCACCGAGCCCCTTGTCCTCGTGAAGGTCGGAAGCTCCTCGTGTATACCAGCCATCCAGGCCCGCCTCGGCGAGGTACTGGACGATTCGATTGATAGGAGGTGTTTATAGTGGACAAGATCCAATTCGTCCAGGGAATGTACCCCGACGATACGCATCTAAACGGGTTGCAGAACGCGGCGGAGGAAGCCGACAAGCGCCTGGCGCTCGCGGTGGTTGGCCAGGGCATCGTCGCCGGATTCGACCTTTCCATAGCCGGAACGGTCGCCACGGTTTCGGCCGGGTCGGGATTTGATGGGCTCGGAAGGGCGGTCCATTCCGATGATCCGGTGACGCTCGATCTATCGGCAATCACGCGGCCTTCGTCCGGGCAGTACAAGTGGGTGGCGATTTACGCCGCCTTCGCCCGGAACAACTATGGCGACGTGTACGACGACAACAACCAGCGTCACGATCTCTACCAGGACGAGTCCCTGACGCTCGGCCTGGTGCAGGGCGCAGCGGGTAGCCTGTCTGGGGCGGAGCGCCCTTCTGTCGGGACCAACATCCTGGTGGCCGATCTGCTCGTGGATGCCGCGACCCCGCTGGCGTCGATCACTCCGAGCCTGACGCGCCGTTCGAAGATAGTCACGCTCTTGAGCCTCAAAAACCGCGAGGCCGTCGCCCGCGTATCTATCGATGTAGCGGCCGCCAAGACGGTAACCTTCGCGTCCCTCGGACTTCCGGACGGCTCTTACTCCGTCCGAACCCAGCTCGTCGGCTCTGAGCCATTCGTGCGGAACCTTGGCGTCGAGGTGAGCGGCACCGGTGTCACGCTATACCTCTATCATGACGCTTTTCCCTACAGGGCGCCCGTGCTCGGGGCCCCGGTCATCAAGGTCGGCGCCGCGCGCGTCGGTACATTCAAAGTCGGCGGCCTGGCATCGGTTCAGGTTGATCTATTCATACGCAAGGAGGATTTGTAATGAGAGGAATTCCGATTGTGTTCAACACGAAACAGGATTGGCTGAACGCCTACCAGTATGCCCTATTATCGGGCGACGAGACGAACAAGGCCGTATTTAAAGAGCGATTGCGTTCACTCAAAGATTCGGGGACGATGCTCGTACTAAAGGATAGAGCCCCGAAGGACCCCGAAGATCAGACTCCGTCGGATTTTGAGGCTGTCGACGATCCGGCTTCGCCGCTTGCCCGCTCGGGTCTGACTGTCGCCGAGATTGACCTCATGATATCCCAGCTTGGGTAAGGAGAACAACATGCTGCAGAAAATGATACAGGACAACTTGACCAATGCCGATGCCGGGCTCTTTTCCGGCATGATGGACGTACTCGTCCGGCACGACCGCATCCTCGAAAAGAAGAATCCCTACGCCTACGCCTCCAACGTGATCGTGGTGAAGTCGGGAACCGTCCTCACCATCCTCAGTGCTGCCTGGAAGAGCTTCCGCCTGAGCGCCGACGTGGAGCTGACGGAGGCGAATCTCGACGCCGGGGCGGCCTTCGAGGTCGGGAAGGACTACTACGTCTATCTCGTCGACGACGGGGCGGACGGCCAGTTCATCATAAGCCTGAACACCACCTTCCCGGCGGGGCATAGCGCTGACGATAGCCGCAAGATCGGCGGCTTCCACTTCGGCTACGTCCGCAAGGTCTCTTCGGACGGCCTGTGGGTTCCGGTCGACTCCGAGGGCACCAAGTTCGGCGCCGGATCGGTCAGCTGGAAGGACAACGTGACCACCGGGATCGTTCCGAACTCCGTGTGGGATCTTGTGAACCGTCCCAAGTGCAGCCCCGAGGGCATGGTCAAGGTCGGCCATATCTGGGTGGACATCTACCTGGCCAGCGCGGCCGAGTCCATCACCCTGGAGGGCGGAACGAACGGCCTCCACGTCGCGTCCGGCCGCCTGCAGTCGAAGTATGGCCAGGTCCCGGTCTCCGGCTCGGAAGGCTTGAACTGGTACAGCTTCAACGAGCTGGCTACCCGCTCGAACAAGCGGCTTCTGTCCTACGGCGAATGGGTCAAGGCGGCCTACGGCAACCCGCAGGGCCTCGATGGCGCCGATACCTACGGGTGGACGAAGACGACCAACTCCGCGCGCGCGCGCACCGGCTGCCGAGTTAATGCGTCCACAGGAGAGCACGACGCGGCCGCCGGAATCAAGCCCGCCGCCATCAGCGCCTACAACATTGTAGACGCTGTGGGTAATTTGTGGGAGTGGCTGGACGAGTTGTCCAACCGGCACGACTCCACGGCGTTCGCCTGGCAGGATGTTCTCGGCCCCGGGATGGGACAGGCATACCTCCCCAACAGCGTCGGAATGGTCGCGTACATCGCTGGCGCGAGCTGGAGTGGGGGCGTCCACGCGGGTCCCCGTGCCGTCCACGTGGACAGCTACCCGTGGAGCGTGGACACGTACATCGGGTCGCGCCTGGCCTGTGACAATCTGTAATCTGTAATCTGGAGATCTGTCTTGTCTGGTACACGTGGATTTGTCTTGTGGCAAAAGGCCGAGGATTTTACTGAATATCTGTTCCCGATAATCGACCGATTCCCGAAGCATGAGAAATTTGCTCTGTGCAGTCAGATCAAAAACACGTGCTACGAGATCCTGAAGCTGATCATCCGGACGAACAAGTCGAGGCAAAAAGCTCCGGAGCTGTACGAAATCGATACCCAGCTGGAAATGCTGCGATGGCTGATCCGGCACAGCCTCCGGAGGAAATATCTCAGCCACCAAAGCTATGAAACAGCTGCGAAGATGGTGGATGAGCTGGGCCGCATCATAGGCGGCCTACTAAAAGGAGTGTGATGCAAGCTGGCGCGAACTGGAATGAGGGCGTCCACGCGGGTCCCCGTGCCGTCAACGTGAACAACTACCCGTGGAACGTGAACACGAACATCGGGTCGCGCCTGGCCTGTGAGAATCGAATAAACCAGACGATCCGGCATTACGGTGCCGGTTGCAGTGACAGATTGTCAGATCATTACTCCTTGCCGTAAGGCAAAACTATGTTGGCGCCCCACCTGCGGGCTGGGCGCTCTTTTTTCATCAAGGAGGTGTTTCTCGTGTTCGAGCAGGTATACGACTACCGCAATCTCTATGAGGCGTACATCAAGGCCCGGAAGCAAAAGCGCTACCGTGGCGAGGTTCTGCAGTTCTCGTATGCCCTTGAAGAAAATCTCATCGCGCTACAGAACGAACTGATATGGAAGACGTATAAGGTCGGTGCCTATCGCCCCTTCGTGATCTACGAACCGAAGAAAAGGCAGATCGTGGCATTGCCTTTTCGGGATAGAGTGGTTCAACATGCTTTGAACAATATCATTGAGCCCATATTTGACAAACGAATGATCTACGACTCATATGCCTGTAGACGCGGCAAAGGAACCCACAGAGCCGCAAAACGTCTTGCTTATTTCCTGGGCAAGCCAAGGAACCATTACTTTCTAAAAGCGGATATTAAATCCTATTTTGCGTCAATAAATCATGCAATCCTACGAGAAATTATAGGCAGATATATTAACGATGATGGGGTGCTTTGGCTTATTAACGAAATTCTTAAAAGCTCTCCTGGTACAGGGCTTCCAATCGGCAATCTTCTAAGCCAGCTTTTTGCGAACGTCTACCTGCACGAGCTTGACCACTACGTCAAAAACGTTCGCGGAGTGAAGTTCTATGTCCGCTATATGGACGATTTTCTCATCCTGCACGAGAGCAAGGCCTTTCTTTGGAGTCTTCTAGCCGACATCGAAGAGCTTCTAAGGACGCGCCTAGCCCTTACATTGAACGCGAAGACCAGGATCGGGAAAACCTCGGAGGGGATCGAGTTCGTCGGCTATCGAATATGGAGCAGGAACAAGCTCATCAAGAAACAATCCCTTAATCGCATGCGCAAGAAGGCGCGCGCATGGCGCCATGGAAAGATCAGCGACGGCCGCTTCCTGGCCTCGCTCGGCTCATGGATGGGCCACTCCGCAGACACCGCAAGTCACCAGGCCGTCGAGAAGATCATGCTGGACAGCCTGCATCATCTATATCGCAAATCTATGAACAAGGAGGCCGACCATGAAAACACCGCTGACCTATTACGGCGGAAAGCAACAGCTCGCCAAGAGGATCATCAGCCTAATCCCGGATCACAAGCTCTATTGTGAGCCTTTCGTAGGCGGCGGGGCCGTCTTTTTCCAGAAACCAGTCTCCAAGGTTGAGGTCATAAACGACATCAACAACGAGCTGGTGAACTTTTACGAGGTCTGTCAAAGGGATTTTATCTCCCTTGAAAAGGAGGTTTTAATCAGCCTTCACAGCCGGGACTTGTATCGCAGGGCGATGGTGATCTATCAGAACCCCGACATGTTCGACAAGATCAAGCGCGCCTGGGCCGTTTGGGTGCTTTCTAGCCAGTCGTTCGGCGCCATGCTGGATGGCTCGTTCGGTTATGACCGATCCGGTACGACCCCGAAGAAGGTTGCCAAGAAGCGGGAGGAGTTCACCTACGAGTACGCCGTGCGGCTCCAAAACGTGCAGATCGAGTGCGCCGACGCCCTGCGGATCATACGGAGCCGGGATACGCGGGAGTCGTTCTTCTACTGCGACCCGCCCTACATCGGCACCGACATGGGTCATTACGACGGGTATACGGAGGATGATTTCGACGCCCTGATAGCCGTCCTGGAGCGATTAGAGGGCAAATTTCTGCTCAGTTCATTCCGGAATAAGCCCCTCCAGGAAGCGGTCAAGCGCAATGGGTGGGGTTCAT